AACGATTTTATGCCCGTCTTCCCTATTCGGGTTATACAAACAAGTCCAAGCCAAGAAGACGTTACCGTGCCTATTACGCTTCCGAATTTTGGATTAATGGGTAATTTTTCTTCGGGAACTACGGGAGTAGTAATTACACCAAGTTCGATAAGTTCTAGTCAAACGATTAGAATAAGTTTACCGCCTGTAATTGGTAATATAAACCGAGCAACACAAAATAATTTATTAAGAACAACCGAGGCGGGACAAGAATTAGAAACGGAAGGAAGAAACGATGTTATAAGCGTAACCGCTGAATACACTTACCAAAACGGAACTACACAAACGCAAGAAATAGTAATTATAAGGCAATGAGTTATATTAATCAAATAGTCCAACTTTTACAAATAGCGGAATTCGTAGGCGAACACGAATACATAGAAATCGCAAAAGGAAAATATAAACTAAACGACAAAATCAAACCCGCGTACAAACAAATGCTTCGCGAGTTATATATAAAAAAACTAAATAGAAATGGCGGAAAAACGAACGATTGAATTAGAGGTTAAAGACAACGTAAAAAGCCTTAAGGCGCAATATAAAGAAGCCGTTGTAGAATTACAAAGGGTAAGCGCCGCCTACGGAGAAACAAGCGCCGAAGCCGTAAAAGCCGCTAAGGCAGCCGCAGAACTTAAAGACCAAATCGGATTCACGAACGATATGGTAAACTCATTTAACCCCGACGCGAAATTTAACGCTATGACCAAATCTTTTGGCGGTGTGTTAGACGGATTCCAAGCCGTTGAAGGTGGGTTAGGTTTAATCGGAGTAGAAGGCGAAGCGGTTCAAGAAGCAATGGTTCGCGTTCAAAGCGCTATGGCTTTTTCGCAAGGTTTACAAGGGGTATTAGAGGCGCGGGATTCCTTTAAGCAATTTGGTACGGTAATTAAAGACGTAGTAGTTGGGTTACTTATTGCCAACTTTGACAAGGTAACTGCAGCCGTAATGTATGCGCGTGAACGCTTTGAAAAATTAGGTACGGGCGTTAAAATAGTTCTTGCTATTTTGTTTCCTTTTGTGGGTATTATTTACGGAATAACCAAAGCGCTCGAAGCTATGGGGGTTATTGACGATGTAAAGACGGATAAACTCAAAAAGAACGCAGAAGCACACACGTAATCGGTTATTAAAAGCGCGGATAAACGAGCAAAAGCAATTAAAAAAGAACAAACCCAAAACGACTTAAAAGCACAAAGAGAAATAGATTTAGCAAAGGCTTCGGGTACGGCCACTTACGAAATGGAACTATCCAAGGCGAAATCACATCTTGCAAGTGGTCGCGTTTACTTAGAAGTTCAAAAGTCAAAAATGAAGGCAATAAAAGCCGAAATGGATTTACTACTAGAAACCGAAGACAAGGATTCCGATAGGTACAAGGAGTTGAAAAAACGAACGGAAGCCATTCGCAAGATAATGGACGAAACCTACAAAGACAACGTAGACACAAAACACTCCATTGAAATAATGGAAGCCGAACACCAAAAGGAAATGGCGGATAAGGCTAAGCAAGGAGCGGATAATGCAAAGCAAACCGCAGAACAAAACCGCAAAACATACATAGACAACTTAAAAAAACAAAACGACGACCAAGCTAAATTAGAAGAAGAAGCGGAAAACCAAAAACTTGCGTTAATGCAAGACGGAATAGACAAAGAAAAAGCACTTCGACAAGACGCGTTTAACGATTACCGCGACAACTTCTTAAAGGAACGTACACAGGAAGAACAAGCCGCGTTAGATAAGCAATACCAAGACGGAAAAATAAGCCGTGAGGAATACAATAAACAAGTAGAAGAATTACGCTTAAACGCTGAATCTAAACTAACGGAACAAGAACGACAAATACTTGTAAACGCTAAAGACCTTTTGAATAAAGATTTATTAGCAATAGACGAAAAGCACCAAGCCGAAGTTAAAAAACGTACCGAGGATTTTCAAAAGAAAATGCAAGAAGACGAAAAGAAACGGCGGTTAGATTTCGATATGCAAATAGAGCAGTTACAAGAACAAAACTACCAACAAAGTTTAACCGAGCAACAACGTGAACTTTATTTACTAGACGAAAAGTACGCGGAAATGGAGCAAATGGCAAAAGGTAACGCGGACGCAGAAAAGACCATAGCCGAAGCCAAAGGGCGCGAACTAGACGCGATAAACAAAAAGTACGATGAAGAAGACAAAGCGCGAAGGGAAGCGAGTATTCAACGTAACGCGGATTTTGCTAAACAAGGGTTATCGATTATTTCCGACCTTACCGAAATGTTTGGTAAAAAAGGAGAAAAACAAGCAAAGAAAGCGTTTCAAATTAAAAAGGCGGCGAGTATATCAAGCGCATTAATAGATACGTTCTTAAGTGCGCGTTCGGCTTATTTATCGCAGTTTACACCCGTTCCCGACCCGAGTAGTCCCGTTCGTGGTGGTATCGCTGCGGGGTTAGCAGTTGCCACGGGATTGGTAGGAGTTGCTAAAATAGCTTCGCAAAAGTTCGAGGGCGGTGGTTCGGCTTCGGGTGGTGGTGGTGGTGGCGCTGAAGGTGGCGGGGGTGGTATGGGTGGCGGTACACAAGCGCCTTCATTCAACGTTGTAGGTAATAACGGACTAAACCAATTAGCTCAACTTCAACAACAACCTACACAAGCCTACGTAGTGAGTGGACAAGTAACCACGGCTCAAAGTTTGGATAGGAATAGAATACAAAACGCAACACTTTAACAATAATTAAATTAATAAGTTATGAGAATCATAGAATTGATTATAGACGAACAAGACGAACAAAGCGGAATAGACGCGGTTAGTGTAGTTCTTCCTAACAAACAAATTTACCGACGAAACGCAAAGAACGAAGAATACTATATTTATTTCAGTTCGGACACGATTAGAAAAGCAAGTGAATTGTTTTTAATGCGTTCAAATCAAAACAACGCAACTTACGAACACGAGAAAAAGTTAACGGGTTTAAGCGTGGTTGAAAGTTGGATAATCGAAGACGAAGAAAAAGACAAAAGCAAACTATACGGATTCGACCTACCTAAAGGAACTTGGATGATTTCGATGAAAGTTAATAACGAAGAAGTTTGGAACGATGTTAAAGAAGGCAAAGTAAAAGGCTTTTCAATAGAGGGTTATTTTGCTGATAAATTCGAAATGAGCGCGGAAGAAGACGAAGCCACCGAGGTGGTAAACGAACTTAAAAAATTATTAAACATAAAATAAAATGAGTAACTTAAACACAATCCTAAACAAACTAGGGAAAATCGAAGAAATTCACGAAACGAATTTAGGTAAACACGAAGTGGAATTAGCAAGTTTTGCAGATGTTAAAACACAACTTGATAGAGCCGAAAGTGAATATAAAAAAATTCTTGATTATTCAAATAGAATTTACGCTTTAAAACAAGAAGCAAAGAAAAATACGTCTTATGAAAATTTAAACAAAATTATGTCGGAATTAGCATCAGACCAAAAAGATTTTATAACAAAAGTAAAAGCGTTAGGAATTGACGAAACAAAAATTCCACAACCTAAACAATATGAAGACGCTATTAAAAGGGTAACTGCTTTATATAATAAAGGAAAAGAATATAGCTTAGATTTTCAAAAATAAACTTTAATGGCTAAACAAACAAGCGTAACTACTCACACTCGCAAACCAAAAGTAAAACGTCCTAACGTCCACGCGAAAAGTAAAACGAGCAAACTAAAAACGAGTAAGAATTACGTTAAACTAAATAAAGGTCAAGGATGAACGAAAACGGAAACAAACCACGAGCAGCACGAACAAGTGGAAAAAGAGCGTGTTTATGTAAAGACGGAAAATACCGCCTTAAGTGTTGTACGGGCGAACTACAAAACCAAGGGATAGGAAGCGATGTAACACCACCGCAACCCGTGCCACCCGCACCGAATTGGAATCCACTACCATAAAAATGCAACAAACAAAAATTAAATAAGTTATTAGATTATGAAAAACATTTTAGACAAAATCAATAAGGCTCACGAAGTTGAAGCAACTAAGTTAGCAAAACACGAAGTAGAATTAGCGATAGTTCAAGACATTATAAAATTATTTTCCGATGGTCAAAATTTAGCTTCTACTGCGGGTTCAATGGTAGATAGTTCAGCGGTAAAATTTGCTGATGCGTTAAAACCATTAGAACAAGCAAAGAAATTAATTGAAAAAGTTTTAGTAGATGCAAAATCTTTAGGTGTTGAAATTCCTAAAGAAACGTTAACTATTTTTAATAAAGTAGATGAATTTATTAAGTATTCTAAAAACTCAATTAATACATTAAATAAAATATAAAATGAAAAATAGCACACTATTAGAAAAAATCAAGGCTTTGCTATCTAACGAAATTAAGTTAGAACAAATGCTTATGGGCGATGGAGTTACCAAAATCGAAGCGGATATGTTCGAAGCGGGTAAAGAAGTATTCGTTGTAACTGAAGACGAACAAAAAATTGCCGTTCCCGTTGGAGAATACGAATTAGAAGACGGAAGAATTCTTGTTATCGTTGAAGAAGGAATTATTTCCGAAATCAAAGAAAAGGTAGAAGAAGTTGAAGAAGAGGAAGTAAAAGAGGAAACTACCGAAGCAATGCCCGAGGAAGAAATGAGCGCACCCGTATCTACTCCAAAGAAAACTATCGAATCCATAGTTAAAGAAACGTTCTTTAGCGAAATGGAAAAACTTAAAGAAGAAAATGAAGCGTTAAAAGCAGAATTGGCTAAACTTTCAAAAGTTGACGTAGTTGCAACTGAAGCAACCGAACTTAGCGAAATACCTACCCCAATTTCTTTTAACCCCGAAAACGAAGCTAAAACCGAGTTTACTAAAATCGGGAAAAAAGCACCACGCGGAATAATGGATTCCGTACTAGAAAAAATTAATAAATAATTAAAAACAAGAAAAAATGCCAAATCCAAACATTACAACTACTTACGCAGGCCAATGGGCAGGTAAGTACGTTTCTGCGGCTTTATTAAGCGCACCAACTATCGAAGGTGGCGGGGTTACCGTTATGCCTAACATTAAATTCAAAAGCGTTATCCAACGTTTAGAAACAACTAACTTTTTACAGGACGCAACGTGCGACTTTAACCCTGCGGGACAAGTTAACTTAACCGAGCGTATCTTAGAAGTTAAAGACTTACAAGTGAATATGACACTTTGTAAAAAAGAGTTCCATTCAACTTGGCAATCTATCGAAATGGGTTATTCTTCATTCGACACTTTACCGAAATCTTTTGCTGATTACCTTATAGCTTATGCCGCTGAAAAAGTAGCAGCCGCTAACGAGGTTTCTATTTGGCAAGGTAACGGAGGTCTTTCAGGTCAATTTGACGGTTTGTTTACAACCGCTCAAGCAGACCCTGCATTACCACCCGCACAAAATATCGCAGGTGGTGTAATCAACGCGGGTAACGTTATTCCCGCTTTGCAATCGGTTTACGATGCTATCCCTGCTTCTTTGTTCGGTAAGCCCGACCTAAAAATCTATGTTGCACAAAACGTTCTTAAGGCGTATGTTGCTGCATTAGGTGGTTTCTCTGCATTGGCTACGTCTAACTCGGGTGTTAACGCTCAGGGTACAATGTGGTATAACAACGGAATGGTAACTTTCAACGGAGTTCCTATCTTTATGGCTAACGGATTACCAACTTCTTCTATGATGGCTACAACTACTTCTAACCTTTACTTTGGTTGTTCTTTATTGAGCGACACGCAAGAAGTTAGAGTAATTGACACTTCTGCTACTTTAGGAGATGACAACGTACGTGTAATTATGCGATACGCTGCGGGTGCGCAATACGGAGTTATTGAAGACATCGTAATTTACGGATAATCAACCTAACCAAAATATAACGGGGTGGTGGATAAAACTACCACCCTTTTTTTTAACATTAAAAAACTAAAATAAAATGAGTTGCGATATATCACACGGTAGATTAGAACCTTGTAAAGACGTAGTAGGTGGATTAAAAAACATCTACGTATTGAATTACGGGCAATATGACGAAACCGATATTACTTACGACACTGCGTTAGGTTACGAAGACGTAATTACGGCTATTACTTTAACCCCTATTGCACCTGCGTTAACTTCGTTTATCTACAAATTCGAATTAAAGGGTACAAACTCCTTCGAAACAACTATTACAAGTTCACGTGAAAACGGAACTACGTTCTTCGAACAAGTATTAAGCGTTCAATTAAAGAAGCAAGACGGAATTACCCACAAACAAATTAAATTATTATCTTACGGACGTCCAAACATTATCGTTGAGACGAACGCGGGACAATACTTTATTGCGGGTCTTTTACGAGGTATGGACGTAACTGCGGGTACTATTTCTAACGGAACTGCGTTAGGCGATATGAACGGTTATTCTTTGACCTTTACGGGACAAGAAGCCGTACCTGCCAACTTCTTGGATTGTACAACTGAAGCGCAATTAGTTGCGTTATTAGGTACTCCGCAAGTAGTTACTAACTAAGAACTTTGTTTCATATGCGTTAAGGGGGTGGAAACACCCCTTTTTTATTGCACAAAAAAACGGATTAATAGTTATTAATATATGATAGTAGTTAAAGAACAATTAACAAGCCAAACGTTTAATTTTATTCCGCGTTATGGTACACCAACAACGTGCGAATTAATTAACGAAAACACGAACGTTCCTGTATCGGTTGCGGGTACGTTTACGGCAGGGGATTACGTTTACCAATTTACAGCTATCTTACCAACTGAAGAAAACCGATTTTATTGGATGGTATTAAAAGACGCGAACGGAGATTTAGTATTAAAGGAACGAATCTTTTGCACTAATCAACCAATAGACACGTTTTCAGTAAATAACGGCGGTTATATTAGTAACCAAACAACTAACGAATTCATAATGTATGAGTAATAACGTCCATATACTTCAACTCGCGGAATACCAACAACCAACTATCCAAGAATCTAAACGCGACGCGTGGGTAGAATTCGGGGAAGATAATAACTACTTCGGGTACTTAATAGATAGGTACACGAAATCCACTACAAACAGCGCGATAATAAATAACGTAAGCCGTTTAATTTACGGCAAAGGTCTTAGCGCCTTAGACGCTTCGCGTAAGCCTAACGAATACGCTCAAATGATGACCTTGTTTAGTGCGGATTGTTTGCGTAAAATGGTATTCGATAGAAAACTATTCGGGCAGTTTGCTATTCAAATTCATTACAACGATAAGCACGATAAAATCTTAAAAGTTTACCATATGCCCGTGAATCTTTTACGTGCGGAAAAATGCAACGATAAAGGCGAAATAACGGGTTATTTTTATTCGGATAATTGGGAAGACGTACGCAAGTTTCCACCTACGCGAATTCCCGCGTTTGGACACTCAAAAGACAAGGTAGAAATAATGTTTGTACGTCCTTACGGAGTTGGGATGAAGTACTATTCCTATCCCGACTACCAAGGTTGTATTCCATATTGCGTTCTTGAAGAAGAGGTATCGGACTATCTAATAAATGAAGTTCAAAACGGATTCAGCGGAACGAAAGTAGTTAACTTTAATAACGGAGTTCCTTCGGAAGAACAGCAAGACCTTATTAGTCAAAAAGTATTATCTAAGTTAACGGGTTCGAAAGGCCAAAAAGTAATTGTAGCCTTTAACCTAAACTCGGAATCTAAAACAACGGTAGACGATATACCATTAAACGATGCGCCCGACCATTACACGTACCTAAGCGAGGAATGCTTAAGAAAAATAATGTTAGGACACAACGTAACAAGTCCGTTACTTTTCGGTATTGCTTCTTCTAACGGGTTTAGCTCAAACGCAGATGAATTGCAAAACTCGTTTATCTTGTTTAACAATATGGTTATTAAGCCATTTCAAGACGAAATGTTAGAAGCGTTCGATAGGATATTAGCATTTAACGGGATAGCCTTAAAACTATTCTTTAGAACGTTAAAACCACTTGAATTTACCGACCTAGAAAACGCAACTACGGAAGAACAAGTAACGGAAGAAACGGGAGCGGATACAACGGAGTTAAAAGCACAAAGCACGGAAGAACAAATAGCCTTAGCGTTACAAGAATTCGGCGAACAACCTAAAGCGGATTGGCTATTAATAGACGAAGCACCCGTAGATTACGACACGGACGAAGAAGAAAACAACGCGCTTAAAGGCGAAAAAAGTTTATTCTCACGTTTAGTTGAATTGGTAAATACAGGAATCGCATTCCCTAACGCTAAGTCCGAACAAGACGAAGTTATCGAAGGAGTTAAATTTATTACTAGATATGTTTACGAAGGCGAAGACGGCGGGAAAAGTGGTAAGACACGTCCGTTTTGTAAACTAATGAAAAGCGCTAAAAAGATTTACCGAAAAGAAGACATTTTACGAATGAGTAAAAGTATAGTAAATGGATTCTACGTTAATGCTGAAGGCGAACAAATAGGTTTTGGACCAAAAGGAAATTTAACGTACGATATTTGGTTATACAAAGGCGGCCCAAATTGCCATCATAGATGGAATAAGCAAGTTTACGCGCAGTTCGATAGTCGTTTTGGAATAGACGTAAATAGTCCAAAGGCTAAACAAATTGCCGTACGTAAAGCGGAAAAATTTGGATATAAAATTAAAAACAATGCATTGGTTTCGACACGTCCAATAGATATGCCGAACCGAGGATTTTTACCTAAATAAAATGGCAGAAGCATTACTAATAACACGGGACGATTTAGTACGTTTTACCGCACTAAACGGGAATATAGACACCGATACGTTCATACAATGGATTAAAGTTGCTCAGGATATCCATATACAGCAATACACGGGAACGCAACTACTAGATAAAATAAAAGCGGATATAATCGCAAATACCTTAGCTAACCCGTATTTAGATTTAGTTGAAACGTACTTAAAGCCGATGTTGATACATTGGGCAATGGTTGAATACCTTCCGTTTATGGCCTATACAATGGCGAATAAAGGTATATTCAAACATAGTTCGGAAAACGCTACTAACGTGGATAAAAACGAAGTGGACTTTTTAATAGACAAACAAAAGTATTTAGCTCAAAACTACACCGAGCGTTTTGTTCAATATATGATTTTTTCGGGTAATACGTTTCCTGAATACTATACAAACACGAACTCGGATATATACCCGAACACGGATTCAAACTATACAGGATGGGTAATATAAAGAAGGAATACACACCAAAGAAAAGCAACGTTATTAAGTTGCAGAAATTAATTAAAAAGCTAAACAATGGCAATCAAAATAAGTGAATTAACACCAAAGGGCGCGAACCTAGAAGCAATGGACTTACTCGAAATTTCGGAATCAACTTCAGACGGGTATGTAAGTAAAAGCATAACAGGAGAGGAAATAATAAACGCTATACCCGTTCCAACGTTAAACCCCGAAATGATTGGTAGCGTTGTTGGTTCGGGAATAATGGGAACGACTAATCAAATTAGCGCGTCCGTTTTAATTCCTGCAGGAACGATTTCAACAAACAAAACAATTTATATCAAGTCATTCATTGACCGAACGGTTGTTAGTGGTGCGGGTTCAACTAATTTTCGTTTTTACGTAAACACTTCGAATACTTTAACAGGTGCGACTTTTCTTGGTTCGGGTGCTAATATGGCAAGCACTGTACGTTTTCAAAGATTTGAAAGAAACATTTTCTATGACGGAACGAACTTAAATTTATTCTTAACGGGAACAAGCGCGTCAAACGATTACAGCGCAAGTGCAATTAGTTTAATAGGATTTAACCCCGCTACAAATCATTATTTAATTTTTGCCGTGCAACATTCGACGTCTTTAACTGATGTTGCAGCGTGGAAAAAAACAAACATACAATTATATGATTAATCTAACCACCATTAAAGGCGGGTTCGTTATGCGCGAACTAGAATACCTTTTCGAAGGAGAAGCGGAAATTCTAGACGAAACGCAAGCGCACGTACCAACCGACAAAGGAGTAATTTTCTGCGATACCACGATGAGCGTAAACGAAAACACGTACACGAATATAAACGACTTCTTAACCGAATTATATGGATAATCATTTACGCGGTCTTTCATTACTTTATTATTTGTTTTCTTTTACAGGAATCGTGTTCACGTTGTTTGAAGCGCCTTACATATTTATCAAATTATTTGCAGTTGCTTACGGAACTTACTTAGCCTTTGAGCTATTGAACTACTACCAAAATGAATACTAAACTACAACTTTTATTACTTTCGTTTCTTGCTATTTTAGCACCTGTTAAAGGAATGGTGCTTATTACTATCTTTTTTATTTGGGTTGATTTAATAGCGGGTATATGGCGAAGTAAAAAGTTGAAGTTACCTTTACGTTCTAGAGGGTTCGCCCGTACGATTTCTAAAACACTACTTTACGCGGGTGGTATCGTTTCGGTTTTCTTTTTGGAAAAATACGTTTTAGCGGATTTAATAGGAATCTTTATTAGCGTTGAACTTGTCTTGACAAAAGCGTTTACGTTTTACTGCGTTTTCACGGAGTTAAAATCAATTAATGAAAGTTACTTCGACGTAACTAAAAAAGACGTTCTAAAATCGTTTAAGGAGTTCATAACAGCGAAAAAACAAGAGTGGGATGAGTTCAAGCCTTGACATTCAAAAGATAGTACAAAAGCGTTTATCGAAAGGGCAATTCTTCGAAGAACAAAGCGACAAAACGCAAATATATTTACACCACACCGCAGGCAACGGAAACGCGGAAGGTGTTGCACGTTTTTGGAATAGCAACGATTCACAAATAGCAACCGCGTTCGTTGTAGGAGAAAACGGAACGATAGTACAATGTTTTTCTAGTAAGCATTGGGCTTGGCACTTGGGAATAGATTCGCAGGATTTTACAACGCGTGGACTTCCATATAAGAACCTAAATAAACTTTCGGTAGGTATTGAAGTTTGTAATTGGGGAATGCTTAAAGAAAAAAACGGAAAATTCTTCAACTACGTAGGCGGGGAAATTAACCCTTCGTATGTTACCACGTTAGAAACTCCGTACAAAGGTTATAAACATTGGTATAAATATACGGACGCACAAATAGAAGCAACGCGCCAACTTGTCGTATATCTTTGCGAAACGTACGGAATCCCGAAGGCTTATCGTAAAGAAATATGGAGTTTAGATAACGAAGCATTTAAGGGTTCTAAGGGAATTTATACGCATAACTCCGTACGTAAAGACAAAGCGGATATTTACCCGTGTCCACGTATGATTAAAATGTTACAAAGTTTATGATTCGAATAATAGCGATTTTAAGCGTTTTAACGCTACTTTCGTGTTCAAGTGAACGCAAAGCACAATACCACTACCGAAAAGCGCTTAAAAACGGGCTAAAGGTGGTTAACGATAGCGATACGATTAGAATAACTACATTGGATTCGTTCCCCGTAATAAAACACGATTCGATTGTTTGGGAAAAGTTTATCGCATATCGCGATACGGTAATAAATTTTAAGAACGTTTATATACCTAAAACCCGTTGGCAAACTAGAATAGAATACAAAGAACGAGTAAAGACGTTACGAATAGAAGGTAAGACAAAATGGAAGACCGCAAAGGCTTCGCAAGTGGTTAAATATCGTACTTCGTGGTGGTTAGTTTTGATTGCTTTTGTACTCGGATTCGTTCTTCGGTTTATTCTAAATTCTACCTTTATTTCGCGGGTTCGTCTTTTCTTCCGATATTTCGGGCAAATTTAACATTTATGAATGTAATAAAACACGGAAAAAATATCCACGAATTACAATTAGTGGGTACGCAAGTGCACGTAGCTATGCTTTCGGATTTACATTGGGATAACCCTAAATGCGATTGGCAACTATTAAGGAAGCACCTTGACTTTTGCAACGATAACGGGATTCCTGTAATAATAAATGGGGACTTCTTTTGTTTAATGGAAGGCCGTGGGGATGCAAGACGAAGCAAAAACCTACGTCCCGAACATAATAATACACGTAACCACGAAACAAGCATAATCAAATATCAAGAAACGGATTTACTCCGTAGGTTCGTTGATTTACTTAACTATAAATGTTCTTCAAACGTTCAAACGGGCGGGTATGGTGGTTGGGTAATTATTAAACAAACTATTTACGGAAATTGTAACATAACCACTAAAGTAAAATATTACCACGGCTCGGGTGGTGGTGGTGTAGTTACTAAAGGAGCGTTAAACCTTACTCGTTCCCTTGAAATGTACGAAGATTTCGACGTGTTTAGTATGGGACACATACACGAAAATAGTTCGCGTAACGACGTTAGAGAATGCGTTAACCACAACGCAAAAAAAGGTTATTCAGTTAAACAACGTCAATTACATTTAATGCTCACGGGTACATACAAAGAAGAATACGGCGAAGGCGCGTTCGGTTGGCACGTTGAAAGGGGCGCACCGCCAAAGCCATTAGGCGGTAGAATCTTGAAAATTGAATGTAAAGAAGTTGATAACTCATTAGTAAAGAACATAGATTCTTTTAAATTTCCGTTGTAATTTAGCGACATAGCGTTTAGGGGGATAGAAATATCCCCTTTTTTTATATCCATTAGGTAAAAAGAATTCGTTTTTTTATACACGAACGCACCTAATTTAAGATTATCCCCTTATTTTTATTGAGATTATTTAAGGTTATTCCCTTATTCCTTATTTAGAATCATTATAAATTTGTAGAAAAGTGAAAAAAATTTGTTAAAAAGTTTGGTACATTCAAACTTAGTATTTATATTTGCGTATAGTTATTCACTAAACAATTAAAAAAAACGATATGAAAACAGCAACATTAGTACACGTAGAAACAGGAATAGAGTATTATAAAAATGATGTTTTATTTATTCCATCTGCAAATGAAAAATTATTATGGTCTTTATTTGGAACTCCTGAAAATGTAACAATGATACAGCAAACTTTTGAAACTCAAATAGATGAATTTACAGGGTTTACAAAAAAAGAAATTGAAGCGAAATTAAATGATAATTTTGAAAAAGGGTTATATAATTTTTTGCCTGCAATGGGTGTAAATCAAAACATAGAATTACGATTTTAATAACAAAACGGGGGGTGCGCATCCGTAACGCACATTTAATTAAACGCTATGGAAACAATTATTAAAGCCTACGAACAAGAGTTAAAAGACAACTACTATGAACTACGGGACGCGTTCGGCGCGTTAGACGAAGCAACTCAAAAAGCATTCCGCGAATGGATGGTTATGGAAGAATTATTAACCCGCTTAAACTTGAACGATGAAACTATTTAAGAACTTATTTAACGACCTAGACAACGAAGGCAAAATGATGTTAAACACGATTATCGAAGCCTTAACGTTAGTTGGCTTGTTTTCCGTGTCCCTTTTATTAATCGCATATTTTATTATCTTATGAAAATCGAAACTTTTTACCCGTTAGCGTACTTTTACGCAGAAACTTTTGAAGGAGAATGCACCTTCGAACTATCCGTAGACGAAGACAACGACTTAAACGTAACTATTTGCACTGCCGTAGCTTACCGCAACGACTTAGAAATCGAACTAGAACACGTACTTACGGATTACGACTTACAATTAATCGCAACCGAAATTTACGACGATTTATTGAATTCGGATTTACACGACGAAGTAACACAACAAGAATATAATAACAAAATCCAAATAGCATATGACAACGGCAAGAACTCACGAAGAATATAATTTACCCGAGCAGGTTCGGTGGTGGCTCAACGGCGAAGGTTGGGTGCATAAAAACGGACACTTTAACTTTAACCATTATTGTAACGTAGTAAATGCAAAATATGAAGAAATACGAAATAACCCATTATTACCAAGAAACTCCGAAGGCGCAAAGAAAACGAACAAAATCCGTTGTAAAAGCGTATTCCCTACACCACGCTAAGTTAGTGTTAGATATTTGGGAAGGATTAATAATTAACATTAAAGAGATATGCAACTAAAAAACAAATTCACGGACTTAATAGAAACAAACGACCTTCGCAAACGGAGCAGAAAACGAAAGTATGTAAACCAACGCGGTTACCTAATTAAATTAATGCGCGGGTACGGATTCTCGTATATAGAAATCGGCGAAATGTTAGGGCTTAACCACGCTACCTGCATTCACGCTTTTAACAATGCGAACCTTTGGGAATCTATAAACGATAGGCACTTTTACAACGATACGGAACACCTTCGCGCAGCAATGAATAACTTTAAGGTTAACAGAACGATGAATGATTTATACCTAGACGTTAAAAACGCAGGAGGCTTAAAAGACCTTGAACACATTCAAGAACGAATAAGACGCGGGGAATATCAAATAAAATTTTACGAAAATGAACAAATATTGAATTAATTAGTTATATTTGTGAGCGGTGTGCAGACCGAATTTACAAAACTTATTTAACCTCATTGGGGAGTAGTGCTGCACCGCGAAACCTAATGGGGTTTTTTTATGTACCTATGAAAAGAGATTCAATGATTATTTACCGAAGTTTCTACGAAGCAATTAAGGAACTTCCAAAAGAAAACCAAGCCGAAGTATGGAGCGCAGTTTATGAGTTAGGATTAAACGGGAAAACCATTCAGTTAGAAGGAATTAGTAAAACTATCTTTACGTTGATTGCACCCCAATTAGAAGCAAACTACAAGAAATTCGTAAACGGAAGCAAACCTAAAACAAAGCACACCGAAAGCAAAAGCGAAGCAAAACCGAAGCAAGAAATAAGCAAAAGCGAAGCTAATGTAAATGATAATGTAAATGATAATGTAAATGTTATACCTTCTTGCGAAGAGTTTATAGCTTATGCAATTAGTAAAGAACCAACCGCAGATAAAAACGAACTACGATTAAAGTATGAAAGTTGGAAGGTAAACGATTGGTGTACTAACGTAAAAGGTAAGAACAAAAAAATTCTAAATTGGAAATCAACTATTTTAAACACGTTACCTTATATTCGCAAAATTAACCCTAACGAACTATCGGACGACCTGCAACAAACCGCAAACATATTAGCGAAGTTAAATTGGAAGGACACTAAAGACTACAAAAATGCTGACTAAACAAGGGGATAGCTTACAATACCTACTAGATTACAAAGAAGGTAAGATTCAACAAGGCTTAAAAATTGACTGCGTGTTAGACGATTATTTACGATTCAAGCCTAAGCAACTAAATATAATTCTCGGACACGATAACGTAGGTAAAACTTATTGGGTGTTTTGGTACTTCCTTGTCCTTGCATTAAAACACGGACTTAAATTCTGCATATGGTCGGGAGAAAATCAAAAAGGACAAATACTGCGGGATTTAATACAAATGTATAGTGGCGAACCATTTAAGAATCTAACGACAAACCAAATACATTCCTATTCCGCTTACCTAGAACAATTTTTCTACTTTGTGGATAATAGCAAACTTTACAAGCCGTTGGAACTTTTGGAAATCTTTTCTAAGTCCAAATGCGATGTCGGTTTAATAGACCCGTTCACAGGATTAGACCGCGAAATGACTTACGAAGGTAATTACACGTTTATGAATAAGGCGCGGGAATTCGTAAATAAAACGGGTATGACTATCTACATAAACACGCACCCAAATACTGAAAGTGGAAGAAGCGCAAATTTATACACGGACGGAGATTTTAAAGGACACTTAAAACCACCACTTAAAGACCACATAGAAGGCGGGAAGGCTTTTCTAAATAGATGCGATGATATGTTTGTTATTCACAGGCTAATTAAACACGAAACGATGAAATATAACACAATGATAGGAGTTGAAAAAGTAAAAGATATGGAAACGGGCGGGAAGCATACGGGAATAAACGACCAAATTTTATGTAATTTTAACTCGGGGTTAGGTTTTGAAGTTTACGGAATCAACCCGTTAAAAGAAATGAGAACACCAAAACCAAATAATTTTAAATTTTAGTTATGGACGATTATACAATTTTACGAAGCCAAGTTTTATTAGGGTTTACCTACGCAAAGATTCAAAGTAGTTTAGACGAAATAAAGACGAAGCACCCAACACGAACGGACTTAATTACTTCAATGGAAGAAACGTTAGAACACATTCAAGAAGTTAAGTTATCGTGGAATCAATTCGAGCAAGAATTTAGAGCAATGCGCCAAAACGGATATAGAACGGACTTAATTAACTTGGACTTACGAGAGGAAAACAATAGGCTTAAAGCCGAACTAAACGCAATAAGATTTTAATATGCGCTGCAAGAATTGTAAAGAAGTATTTACTCCCGTTAAGTTTAACCAACGTTATTGCCTAGAATCCGATTGCGTTCGTGTTTGGGTAGAAACTGAAAAGGAAAAGCAATGGAAGAAAAAGAAAAAACAACTAAAAGACGAACTCCAAACGCTACCCGAGTTACTTAAATTGGCTCAAATAACGTTTAACAAGTACATTCGACTACGCGACAAGGATAAACCTTGCGTAAGTTGCGAAAAGCCGTTAGGGGCAAAATATGACGCAGGACATTATTTTAGTATGGGTGGACACAAGGCAGTAACCTTTGACGAAGACAACGTTCACGCGCAATGCGTAACGTGCAACCAATATAAACACGGAAACTTATTAAACTACCAAATAGGAATCCAACAACGAATAGGAGCGGATAGGTTAATAGAATTACATTCCCGCGCTCACGATGTTAAGAAGTGGACAAAAGACGAACTAAACGAAATTATTAAACGCTATAAACAAAAAATAAATGAGGTTTGAAACACTTAAAGACCTGCAAAACGAATACGAGGCAATAGCAATTTTTTGCGATGAGTACGAATTAAGTTGCAGGAAGTTAGACGAAAACGATATAGATTTTGAACTAATCAAAGACGAACGAATAATAGGTTACGCAGAAGTAAAAGGAAGAAACAAAACAATACAGGAATCCTACCCGCTACCAATAGCCGTAAGAAAATTACTTAAGTTAATGGATAAAAAGATAAACCCCGTGATTATTTGGAAATGTTACGACGGTATTATTTACGGAAAACTAGAAAAACTTAAAGGAGAAATAAGAATAGGAGGAAGAAAACCGCGTGAACATTCATTTAATGACATTGAGTTAATGGCTTATTTTGATAGGTCAAAGGAATTAATCGAAAAGAAATTTTAACATTTTTTAACAAATAAATTATATCGAAGTATTGTTAATTGAAATAATATGTTTATATTTGTGTATAATTAAAAACGAAAACGCTATGAAAAAAGTATTTAAGAAATGTAAAACAAAAACAGACCTAATGAAAGATTCTCGTTTAATAAATGGAATTGAGTGGTGTGTTTATGATAATGTTTGGGAAGGTTGGTTAAAGGCAGGTTATCAAGCCTATGGAAATGAGCAGCATTCAATAATGGAAAGTACAATCGAAGATTTTTGTAGAGTTATGAATGCAGTACAAACTTGGGAAAACGACCCTGAATTAATGTAATAAAACAAGGGGTGCGACTTGGTTAACGCACGTTTTAATTTATACGCTATGAAACATTTATTTAAATCGTTGGCAGCCTTCCAACAAGAAGTACCCGTAATTTACAAGGGTACACAAGGCTTCGGTTATTCTTACGCAGATTTACCCGCTATTTTTGAAAAGATTAACCCGTTATTAGCTAAACACGGATTAGGGTTTACGCAGTTGTTAGACACTAAAGAAGGTGTGGACTATATTGCTACCGTTATTTTTCATATTGAAAGTGGCGAAAATTTAGAATCAAAGGTAGCCATTCCACAAGTTACGTTAAAAGGTATGAACGATTACCAATCATTCGGAAGCGGTGTTACTTACTTTAGACGATACGCTTTGAGTTCCGCGCTCGGATTAGTAACGGACAAAGATACGGACGCTTCGGGCGAACAAGTAAAACACGAACCTAAAAAACCAAACATAGACCAAAAGCGTTTAGGCAAAGCATTAGAAGCAATCGCTGAGGGTAAGTACACTAAAGAAGAACTATTAGCTAACTTTAGTTTAACCGATTCTCAAATCAAATTACTTGAAAACGTATGAAAGTCCGATGTTCTCAAATTGGTAAGATAATGACTAACCCCCGCAAGTCGGGGGAAGTCCTAAGCCAAACCGCAAAAACGTACGTACAAGACCTTGTCTTATTAGAAAAGTATGGAATACGTAAGGAATTTAGTTCACGTTACACGGACAAAGGTAACGAAGTAGAAGACCTTTCGATAGCGTTGGTTAACGATGTTTTGAATTTTAAGTTTATATACAAGAACGACGAACACTTTACGAACGATTGGGTTACAGGAACGCCCGACGTAAACACGGACGAAGTATTAATAGACGTTAAAAGTAGTTGGGACGCTTCAACGTTTCCATTCTTTGAAACTGAAATACCAAACAAAGATTACTTTTACCAATTACAGGGGTATATGTGGTTAACGGGTAAAACGGAATCCGTGTTAGCGTATTGCTTAATAGACACCCCGTTAGAAATGGTTGAAGACGAAGTAAGGCGAGCGCATTGGAAGTTACACCTAATCGAAGAAAACACGGAAGTAAGAAACGAAATAGAATCTAAACACAAATTTAGCCATATACCAAACAACCGAAGGGTAAAGTATTGGTTTGTTCAACGCGATGAATCCGTAATTGAGCAGATTAAAGAACGCGTGGAGCTATGCCGTGAATACTATAACCTATTAATGAAAACGATATGAACCAAGAAGAACAAAAAGAATGGTATAGTATAAGCACTAACCGAAGTAGTGAACACTTAGGAGATTGTTTAGAATTGATACCATTGATACCTGATGAAAGTATTGATATGATACTTTGCGATTTGCCGTATGGAACAACTGCTTGCAAATGGGATAGCATTTTACCATTGGATAAACTTTGGAATGAATACAACAGAATAATAAAACCTGATGGAGTTATTTTACTTACTGCTTCACAACCATTTACAACTACATTGATAAGCAGTAATTTGAAAGGGTTTAAATATTGTTGGTATTGGGATAAATTAAACGCGGGTAGCTTTGCAACTGCTAAATATAAACCATTATCGGTTTTTGAAGATGTTTGTATATTTTCAAAGAATGGAGGTAAAACGAAATATTTTCCAATAATGGAACAAGCCGAAGAAAAAAACAAAAGACCAAGAGATAGGCAATATGAAAGGAAAGATGATAATTCAAATGGAATGGGAAGCGGTATTTTTAAAAATTCCGATAATCACAACGAGGATTTAAGATACCCGAAAAATAGATTGGTTTATGATAATAGAGTAGGAGAATTAAATGCTTTGAATAGATTGCACCCTACACAAAAACCTGTTGAAATGTTTGCTTACCTTATTAAAACTTACACAAATGAAAATGATATTGTGCTTGATAATACAGCAGGTTCATTTACAACGGCAATAGCTTGTTTGCAAACTAACCGAAAATATATTGTAATGGAAAAGGAAAAGGAATACTACAACAAAGGATTGAAACGAATACTTGAATGGGAACGAGAACAAAAAACCAAATTGTTTTGAAAAAACAAAAGTGCGGCGCCTATTTGGTGCGATGATATGTATTTAAATTAACAATATGAATATAACACACGAAAACGAAATAAAACACGAAGACACGGTATTAATGGCAGTAATGACAAAATACCACGAACGCAGTAAACGCGGCATACGAAAATACGGAACGAACCTAGATAGAAAAGACGTTGATTTATTAGGGTGGTTAAACCACTTACAAGAGGAACTAATGGACGCTACTTTATATATTGAAAAACTAAAGAAGGAAATAAAATAATATCCCTTAAAAGAAACAAAAACCTATAAATTTATCCCTTATGAAGGCAATACTAGAATTTAACTTACCCGAAGACGAAGTAGAATACTATTGCGCTAACAAAGGTACTGCGATGTTAAACGTTCTTTGGGAACTTCAACAGGAACTACGTAAGTTATACAAGTACGAAGAACTAAACAAAGACGAAATGTTAATAGTTGAACGAATGCGGGATTTTCTAAACGATAGCTTAAATGACCACGAAATAAACCTAAACAAATGAAATACGGAATAATCTTTTTAAGCGCTTTAATTATCGAAATATGTTCTACGTTTTACATTAGGTACGTTTCGGAAGCAAACACGTTAGGAATGTTATTCTTTGCGTTTATAGGTCCGTTCCTTGGTTTACCCTTTGCAGGTTATATGGTAGAATCAAAACTATGGAGTGAACGAATTAAAATGGCATTCTCGTTAGCCTTTGGATATGTAACGGGAGTAATAGTAGTAATAAATTTAATTAAGTAATATGGAAACAAAAACAAACAGCGGTGCAATTTTTAAGAACGACAAAAAGACGAACGAAAAGCAACCCGATTACAGGGGTAAAGTAAACGTTAACGGAAAAGAAATGGAAATAGCGCTTTGGCTTAAAGAATCTTCCAAGGGAACTAAATACTTTTCGTGTTCATTTTCCGAACCATACGTGAACGAATCCCCGAAACAAGTTCACACTCAAATAATTGAAAAAGACGATTTACCTTTTTAGTTATGCTAACAATAACGAACGAAGACAACATGGAATTGATGTCAAGGTATCCTGACAAATACTTTGACTTGGCGATTGTTGATCCGCCGTATGGGATTGATATTAATTCAAGCGGAACACATTTTAAAGAAAAATACGATATTAAAGTTTGGGATAAAGAAACTCCAAGTGATAAGTATTTTATAGAATTAATTAGAGTAAGTAAAAACCAAATTATTTGGGGTGGTAATTATTTTTTCGACAGACTTGGAAATTGTAAATGTTTTATTGTATGGGATAAAAAAATAGCTGAAGATATGAGTTTTGCTATGTGTGAAATGGCTTGGACTTCTTTTAAAAACGGGGCGAAGATTTATAAAACAACAGCAACTCAATTAGATAGAATTCACCCAACACAAAAACCCGTTGCACTTTACAAATGGATTCTTGACAAATACGCGAAAGAAGGCGACAAGATTCTTGACACACATCTTGGTTCAGGTTCAATCGCGATTGCGTGTCACGATTATGGCTTTGATTTAACAGCTTGCGAACTTGACGAGGAATACTTTAACAAGGCTATGGAACGAATTAATAACCACAAAGCACAAACAAAATTATTTTAATATGTTTATAGACGACTACTCCTTACGAAGTTATTTACGTAAGATTCTAGAAACGAAAACACGGAATCAAATAGTAACCGAAATAAAAGAACGAGGACACAAAATGCACCAATATAACTTAGATAGGTTCTTACTCGGTAAACCTGTAAGTTTAGAAACTGCAAAGAAATTAGACGCGTTTGTTTATCGTTTTTACAATGGATTGCCACCCGAATAAGGTGGCTTTTTTTATTAAAAATTAAAATAAAAAATATGAGTTTATTAGAACAGAAAAAAGATTTTATCAAAAGAGGTGCGTTTGACGAACTATATACACCCGAGGAAGCCGTTGAAATGATATTAAATTACATTCCAAAAGAAGTTAAAACAATTTGGGAATGTACTGCAATAAAAGATAGTAAAATTGTAAAAGTATTAAAAAATGCAGGTTACAATGTAATTACTTCACACATTGAAAACTGCCAAGATTTTTTTCAATATTATCCCGAAAATTATGACATAATAATCACAAACCCACCGTATTCATTAAAAGATAAATTTTTGCAGCGTGCTTATGAATTAGATAAACCTTTTATGTTTTTACTTCCTTTAACTACATTGGAAGGAATTGAACGCGGAAAAATGTTTAATAAAAATGGTATTCAAGTATTAATACCAAATAAAAGATTCAATTTTAAGCCTGAAAAAAATAGTGGAGCGTGGTTTCAAACTTCTTGGTTTTGTTTTGGATGTAACTTTGATTCCGACTTGAACTTTGTTTCATTAAAATAGTATAATTGTTGTGATTAGAAATTAATCATTATATTTGACAACAAACTAAGCATATGGAATGGCTTAAAGACGTGGCAAAAGACCACAAAGAATGGGTAAAATTGGTTAAAAGTTTTGGCGAAGATTTCTTCGCGGAAGACATCGTTCAAGAATCTTATCTTAGATTACATAAGTATTGCAAACCCGAAAACATTATACAGGATGGTCAAATTAATAAAGGTTTTATGTATTTTGTTCTACGCAATCTTTACTTATTACATATTAAGAGCGAAAAGAAAAACGCAATGGTAAGCCTAAACGAATTGGCCGTATTAAAAGACGAACCCACCAACCTAACTAAAGAAGAAGCATATACAAGGTTACTCAGTAAGATACACGAAGAGGTTGATAGTTGGCATTGGTACGACAAGCAACTATTCACAATCTACAAAGACACGGATTTATCAATAAGGGATATAGCAAAAGAAACTACAATAAGTTCTAGTTCAATTTTCAACACGTTAAAGAACTGCAAAAGCAAAGTAAGAACGAAATTTAAGGAAGACTACGAAGACTACAAAAATGAGGATTACGAATTAATTAAATAAAATAACTATGGGACGACCAAAGAAAAAACAAGCCGAAGGATTAGGCGACACGGTAGAAAACATTTTAGAAACTACAGGAATCGCAAAAGTAGCAAAGTGGGTAATGGGCGAAGACTGCGGCTGCGAAGAACGCAAACAAAAACTTAACGACCTTTGGAGATACACCAAACCCGAATGCCTAACGGAAGACGAATACATTTACCTAGACGAATTCTTTAAGAAGGGTAGAAATTCAGTTGCACCAAGTGAGCAAAGGGAATTATTAAAGATTTACAACCGAGTATTAAAACAAAGAATGCAACCGACTTCGTGCGGTAGTTGTCTACGGGAAGTAGTAAACAAACTAAATCAACTTTACGCAGTATATAAAGACGAACAAGAAAATGGGAAGACCGAATAAAATACATAGTCCCGAACACCTTTGGGAACTATTTACCGACTATAAAAGTCAAGTAAAGAACAACCCTATCTTAAAGCACACTTTCGTAGGTAAGGAAGGAAGAAGCGAATATAGCGAACTAGAACGACCTTTAACCATAGAGGGCTTCGAATGCTATTGCGCAGATTTAGGAATAATTCAAGACCTATCTAATTATTTTGCGAATTCAAATAATAGATATAAAAGATTTTCAACCATCGTTACGCGCATACGTAAAGAAGTACGAAACGACCAAATCGGTGGTGGTATGGCGGGGATATATAATTCTAGTATTACGGCGCGACTAAACA